CTTCAGTGCTCTAGTCCTTCAGTGCTCTAGTCCTTCAGTGCTCTAGTCCTTCAGTGCTCTAGTCCTTCAGTGCTCTAGTCCATACTGGTTGTATGTATATACATACCCATATCTACAGGTCGCTATGGCTCACTCTAGTCCTATACACTCTAGTCCTTCAGATCTGGCGCTTCGCCCCAGTCATAAGGTGGACACAAATATTTACGCAGTTATACTTCTATATTCTTATGTTATTCTTTAGTCTGGACTAAAGTCCTTTACTTTAAACCTGAAGAGTCCATACTCCTGCCAGTGTGTCAACGAGCTACCGACAGTCGTCCAGCAGCCTTGTTGTTGCAACCGAATGGATAGCCTCGGTAGCTCGTTGGTCACACTATACTCTCTGTAGTTCCTCCTTCACTTTCTCTAGATACCACAGTGCTTTCTTGCAGTCCTCTATCGGCTTTCCTTTGTGCTGCATACGCCAGGTGTACTTCAGTGCATTTGCGCGGCAGTAGTCGATGAATGAGTCGCCAATCGCAGCGCGTATACCATCGATGCACTCGACGTCGCCCATGTTGTAGTGTGCTGGTGAATCGACCATGTTGTCGTCGGTCACTACCGTCGTGAGTTTGTCCCAATCATCAGGTGTCGCATTATTAATCGACATTGCTGTTTCTCCTATAGTCTGAGTAGCGGGTCTTGTTGGCCAACTGAGCGTTGGGGAATCGACCACCAAGCTTGCGTTTTGCAGCGTCCCGATCAAGTCCAGCTCGTCGTTGGATCGTCGGCTGACACGCTTCGCAGTCTGGGTTCGGCTTGGCTAAAATGTGATGAAGACACAAATGGGCGAACGCATTGCCCCACGTTTTTACTTGCCAACCTCTGCGTCCATTGCTCGTCATATATTGGCTCTTTACTGCTTTTATCCATTGCCAACTTCTCGAATCTTGTGAGCTTCATAAACTTAATCCCCATAGCTTTACTACCTTATTTTTAGCGTCCCAATCCTCATACCTAAGTATTCGTGCAAGTCGTGCTTGGGTCAGTGCGTCGTCCTTCGTTAGGCCAGACTTTATGAATGCTGATTCAACTAAGGACCAATCGGGTCGAGAGCCGAGTATTCTTGCAGCAGTTACTGCGCCGACCTTGGGGCAACCGGAGTAACCATCGGTGGTGTCTCCGGTGAGGGTCTGCGTGAGAAAAGCGTGGTCGGCAGCAGCAACAGTCTGGTCGATGAGATCGCCGCGATTAGGTAAATAAAGGCGTGCCGGTATTGTCAGCATATCTTTGTCGTCCGACACAATTATGGTGTTCGACCCAGGTGTGGTCGCGAGTATTCCCATCAAGTCGTCAGCTTCGAGAGTATCTTCCATTCCATGTTCGTAAGTGTCTTTGCACCACTGAACGAAAGCAGGGTAACCACACGGCTTGCGTGACTTCTTGCGTCCTCCTTTATAGGTCGGCGCTACACGCTTTCTAAAGTTGTCGGCACCGCTGATGCACATGAATACTTTGTCGGTCTTTAGGCGCGTACAGAACTGCTGTACTTGGTTAGTAAATATGTCCCTGGCAACTTTGTGGTCTGCAAACAGCGTCCATATATCGTCGCCCCAGTGATCCTCATGTTCTGAGGCTGCTAATGCTCTGTATAGGTAGAGGTCAGCATCTACGAGTAATGTTGGGTGATCTTCAGTGCTTGGTGTATTCACTAAGGTCATCTTCTAGCTCCTTTAGTAGTTGCTCTCCGGCTGCTGTAATTAGCCACTTGTTACCCCAAGTTTCTGCACCTATTCTGGTAGTCAGAAAAGCCTCCGAGGCGCAGAACGCGACCCACGCTGCATTGGTCCTGGCGAACGCCGACTTGACTGTAAATGGCTTTCTTTTTGTCGTATCCAAAACCATAAAGAGGTGGAGTATGTCTGACACTTCCTGCGTCCATTCTTCGAGCATCTGAAGTTCCTCAATGGGTCTCTGCCCAAGTTTTGCCGGTGGTGTATTCGGCGGCGATTGGGATTTTGAAGTTGAACGACCTGCCCGTTTCTTGAGCCATTGTTCGAGATAAATTACCGACATGATCTGCGACCTCTTGTGTTCGACATGCAATCTGTACCTCATCGTGTATCCAACCAACGATGTAAGCGTCGGCACGTAGTTGCTCGGCTTCGAGTCTTTGGTCAATCTTTTGAATCCACTGCTTGCATAGGACGGCGCCGGCACTCTGTAAAAGCTGTGATAGCATCCTATTCTGACTTCTGACATGAAGCTTTCGCCCATCTAGACCAAGCAAGTAACCTCGGTCTAGCGCAGTACCTAGCTTCTTTTTGAGGCGCTTAAATGCGGGTACAGCCTTTTCGAAATTGCTTTTTAGCTTCTTGCCCTCTTTAGCACCACCGCCGACAATCTCACCTATGAGACGGTCACCGCCGCCGTAGATGATTGCGTAAATGACGGTTTTAGAAGTGGTCCGATCAACGCCAAAAGCTTTAGCATTAAAGGTGTGGATGTCTGCGTTGAGAATCGTCGAAGCGTACTCGCCTTCATCCATAGGCGCCAAGTAGTGCGCCAAGGCACGTAGCTCTAGACCGCTGAGATCAGAGCCACACAAGACCCAGCCTTTGGGCACTGTGAATAGCTCACGACACTCTTTGCCCCACTTGCTTTGCTGACCAGGCACTTGGGCTAAGTTAGGGTTACGGTGCGCGGCGCGGCCAGACACAGTGCCGCCGGAGATAATCTGATGTCTTATTAAGCCGTCGTTACCTACCTTTTTTAGCCAGGCTTGACCACCTTCCGCAAGCATCGCGATTCGCTTTTGGACCAGGAACATCTCAGCTAACTTCTGAGCCTCTGGATACTTGAGTTCCGACAGGACACTCTCGTCGATCTTTGGATCACCACCTGGCGTGAACTCAGTCGGCTCCCAGCTATACTTTGCTTTTAAGCAGTGGGCAATATGTCTTCGACTGTTCGGGTTGAAAGTGACCATCTGGCGCTTGTAGAATACCTCGCCTTTCTTGTAGCCAAGAGTCCGGTTGTCTCGCCTTGGGATGAACTCCTCGACCACTTCCCAAGGTTCGAAAAGTGTGTCGAGTTCAGCTTCAAGGGTACTGCGGATCTGAGTAAGCTCACCGTACAGCTTACCGGCTTTGGCCTCGTCGAACGTCCAACCGGCCTTACCAATGCGATCACAGATCTCAGCTAGGTCGTGCTCTAACGTAACAGCACGAGCATCGGGAACATCGGACATGAGTAGCTTATATAAGGTAGCAGTAACCTCAACGTCCTGGGCACAGTAGTCGCCCATGTCAGCACTGTACTTCTCCCAGCCGCCATCATAGTCGCCCTTGTTGTTGCCTAACCGCATTCCCCAGGCTCTCAGCGAGTGACTGCCGTAAAGACGCTTTGGGAACTGCTCTCGTTTGCTCATCAGCAGATGGTCGTCTTGTCCCAGGTCGCTCTTGATAAGACGCGAGAGGACTAACGTGTCGGTAACTTTACCCAGGGGAGAAAAGTCTGGGTGGATCTTCTGAATAGCAGGTATATCGAAATTGAGAATGTTGTGACCAATGATCTCGTCGGCCTTCTCAAGTTCCAACAGAGCCTCTTCAATTCCGCACGGCGTGTAACGTAGACTTGTCTCAGCAGCAGGGTCTGAGATGTCTTTCAACGCAATGCAGTGAATCTTAGTAAGCTCTGGGATCAAGCCGTCGCTCTCTAAATCAAACACGAGCCGAGTCATAATATTTGACCCGATTTAATGGCTCTTTCTCGCTGCTCACGAATGCCGTTCAACTGCTGCTTTAGGGCAATTTCTTGCTGCAAAAGCTTCTCCGCAAACTCTCCTTGCTTGACTAACTCTTTAGCGGCGTGGACTTGCATCCGGTGCCTCGTGGGAAATTTAACGATGCTCATCTTCTAGCTCCTCAACTTTCGAGTTCTTAAGAAATCAGCGTGTGATGGGAACTGCGCTTTCCACATTCGAGCGTAGTAAGCGCGGTGGTTGTTGTTGACTTTGAAGCCGGCGTCATCGTTGTGCGTCTCAATGTCTGTGTACCACCGGATTCTTTCGATAATCGCATTGCTCGAATATGTCTTTCGACGAGCCATAGCGGCCCTTGCGAACTGACGAAACAACAGCCAAACGTGCGGATTTGCCTTGTGGAAAGCCAGGAAGTCTTTCTCAAGCGCACTGCTGTACTTAGGTTCTGAATTGCCCATAGGTTTCTCCTTTTTGGGGTGGGTTTAGGTAATAAAGGCGGCTCGTTTTGCCCCTGGTGAGCCACGCCAGGTCATAGGACGAAGGAAGCGCCCCTGGCAGGAAATTAATTTAAGATTTAATCTGATATACGTCGTAAATAGATGTTTTATCTACGGATACCGTGCTACAATACACTTGTAATACGGGGAAACAGCGAGACACTCATAAACAGGAGACAGACCATGTTTGATTTTACAGAAAACGAAAAGCTGGCGGCTATGCACTTAGTTTCGTATGTTTTAACCGAAGAGCGTCCAATAGATATGCTCTCTGTGTGGGAGCCATTGCTGTGGGTAGATGCTTCGATTCTCACAGACGCTGGTTGGAGCAAGCACGAAGCGGCAGGTACTTGGGGGTCGCTGGACAAAAAAGGCGCTATCTACATTGATACGGATGGACGTAATGACGGGTGTTGGGAAGATTACGTGACTGAAGATTTGTTATTGTGGGCAGATAAAAACTGGGATAATAAGGAGACAGACCATGTTTAATAGTTTTGAGATCAAACCGATCAACGCCAACTACCACAAAGCTTGGAACCGGCTGTACAAACTTGACCGCCAGTACTCGGAATTACTTGACACGCATCAGCGTATTCTCGACGATAAATGCCACGTTAACGAAGACTTTGAGTACAGCCCAAAAGGTGAGCGCCTCGTCGAGCGTCACGAGATGAAAGAAGAAGCTTTGCTTGAGCGCGCTGTTGATATTGCCGACGAAATGCCCAAGCGCGAATTGGTAGCTTTTGAGCGCGAGTACATCCGAGTTCACGGCTACGAATCCTACGCAATAGCACTTTAACTTTACTTTTACTTTGGAGATACAGATATGAAAACTGCATTTTTATCAGAGTGGGAAATTCAGCAAATGGCCGAGGCTGCTCTAACGTCTTACGAATTTAGCTGCTGCTGGAATCGCGCATTTCAAGAGGCTGCTGAGTTTGCAGCCGACGAGTTCGGCGTTAAGGCCACTCGCGCTCAAGCAGCTACAGCCGTGAAATTCGCGCAGCTTGGCTGGGAAGGCATACGTCAATCCGTAAAATCAGAGGTGACAGCATGAAAACTCACATAATTAACGACATCGGAATGAAGCAAATTGCTGAACAACTAAGATCTAAATGCAAGCCAAGTGTTTTTGACGGCTGGCTCGACGCTGATTTAATCGAGTCACGCAGATCGCAAGAAATTTTGTCAGAGTGGGCAGCCGAGCTAGAAGATGTGCTAAATAGTGGTAATGGCGACGAAGTCGAGATAAGTCAGCACGACACGGCATCAGGCCATACTGAACATTTGAGCGTGTCTGACGCGGGTATTAATAGCGAAGAGGTGTCGGTATGAAATATTATATTATTGATGGTAAAACTGGCAATATAATGCGGTCGACTAACGATAACAGAGGTTATTATTCAGTTTGGGAAATTCCCGCAGGTAGTGTCCTACCATAC